GGTGCGCTCCGCCGGAGTGAGACGCCACGGTTTACAGCACCGAGAGGTCAGCGCAGCAGATGATCAAGCGCCTGCAACTGGCTGGCACTGTCCACATCCAAGAGTGGCGCAGATCAGGCAATGTGCTTGTGGCGGTGTACAGGTATGGAATTGGCACTGATGCCGTTAAGCCGCCACCGCTGACACCTATGGAGAGACTACGCCGATTCAGAGCGCGTGAGACATTGGACGATAAGGCTTTCCGCTTGGCGCGTGAAAGAGGTAAGAGATTAAAGCCACGGCGCGATCCGCTGGTGGCTGCACTGTTTGGAGATAGATGATGGAAAACAAAGAGAGAAGAGCCAGGATTGAATACTGGGAAAATGACGGTGAATTTATTCGCGTTTCATATACCCAAGAAGATGGGCAAAGAGTTACCGCCTCATTTCATCGCATGGGATGGAGAAAGCCCCCATCCCAAGTCCTCAAAAAAGTGATGAACGCTCTTCGGTTGGGTCCGAGGGCTGCAATAGGCCGTATCCAAAGTTCGGTGAAGTAGCAGGGAAAGCAGCGCCTGACGCTAATGCAGCAGGCACTGCCAACAATCCTTTATTGCGTACAAAATCCAAAAGGTTCATCAAGTCTTCGCGGGTTTTGTAGCCTCTTGTCTCAGAGGTTTTTTTGTAAATGTCTAACAGATCACCCGCTGGCGCCATTGCACCCTGACTTAATTTAGCCTGATCTGCTGGAGATAACTTATTGAAATACTCCATCCATTTTCGCGTGACTGCACCAGAGCCTTGTGGCTGAGTCCATGCGCTTGAATAATCAATATAGTCACTGACATTTCGCGTTGGCACATAATCAGTCGCGCCCAAAGCATTTTGCAATTGATAAATTTCTGACTCAGGCAATGCTTTTGACCCAAAATTTATTGCAGCAACACCTTTGCCATAATCCACCAAAGGTATCTCATCACCGGCCATGCGATAGGCCGCTCTGATGTTTTCTTCGCCAACCTTTTTCTGCAATGGGAAGAACGCGCTTTCGCCTTTAGCAAAGGGGATTTGGGCATTCCATGTTGATGCATTCTGACCTGTGAACATTCCTCTGGTGGCTGCCGCGGCTGATAATCTATCAGCAATATTTTGCGGTATGCCAGGATTCCTTACCGGCGCTGTGACAGGGAATTCAGAAAGGCTTGCAAAGCCAGGCTGAGTTTCTAGTGCGTATGGCGCCAGCGTAGGTGCTTTGAGTCCAGTTTCTGATCTTGGACCAGCGAATGGAATACCGCCTGGCGGCTGATACGCGCCTTGCATACCTCTTGTTTTCAATGGCTGCAATCCCAACGCACTTTGCAGAATGTCTCTGCCTTGTACGTCTTGAAACGCTGATGCTGCTCTTGATGAAAAATTCGCTCTTGATCCTTGCGGTAGATCAATCAACTCTTCCATAAAGCCAGTGCCTCTGCCTGGAATCATTTCATACGGTTCGGCAGCAAAGGCAGATTTCAAATCGCCTGGCTCTTTAGGCAGGCTGAATACTTTGCCGCGAGACTCCATTTGTCTAAAACCTTGGAGGTCTTCAAGTCTTCTCGCCAGTGAATCAATGTCTCTTTGTTCTGACATAGACAACTGAACATTTGACGGTTGCCATTGATAAGGTTTCAAACCAGATAATTGTTGACCGTATCCAGCTTCACGCAAAATATTTTGATAGTTACCTTGATTCAATAATGTAGAAAAGTCTGGTGTTCCTCTAATTAATTCTGGGGTCAATAATCCTTTGTCGAGGATCTCTCTAGCCCGCATTCCCATAGAGGTCTGACCCTCCATCAATGGCATTGCAAGTGACCACATTGTCTCTTGGCCTTCTGATGGGAACATATTGGCTTGCTGTGCGCCTTGTCTTAAACGTGCGCTGGTGGCTATGTAGCCTGGTGTTAAGCCAGGGTCACCTCTCGCAATTTGCAATGCTGTTGGCGATCCACTAAACAGGTTTTGATTAACACCAAGTGCATTCGCCATCCAAGCATCATTGGTGACCTTGTAAACATCATCAGCAAGGTTTCTATAAAAAGAATCTACCTTTGGTCCAGATAGAGTTACTTTTGCAGGATCATCAGCAGATAGTGATCTGATGGCATTGTTTTGCCATGCCTCTAATACTGACTCTTCGCCCTTTGTACCGCTGACGCTGCGCCCCATAATCTCTTTAATAGCTCTTCCATCTGTAGGCCGTCCGGCAGCAGTCCAGTTTTTCCAAGTGTTTAATGTGTTGAGCAAATTCATTTCAACACTTGTTTGCGGAGATAAAGCTGCAAGCAATGATGCAAATCGAGGCGCATCATCCGCGCCAAATACATCAATGATAGCCTGAGTAGATGCGCGATACCAACCCTGCTTTGGAGCGCCAGCTTTAGCCATTGATGCCATTTCTTTTGATGATGGCAATATGTCAAGCAGCTTGCTAATTTCTTTTACAGACTCTTCATTGGTAATTACCTTTTGCACTTCCTGACCGGTCATAAACTGAGATGCTTTTGCAAAGTCAGGATATTTTTGTTTCAACTTTTCAAAGGTTTCTTTTTCATCGCTTGAAAGCATTTTCTTTTGTTGACGCACAAGCTCTTTGCTTGTTTGTCCACGCACTGGCGCCACCTGTGGGCGTAGTGCGCCAGTTAAATTAGAAGCCTGACTCATTGATGGTGCTGGTGGCACTGCAAATGATGGTTGTGGAATAAACTGTTCAAGTAAACCACCTGGGCGTTGCCCTATACTGGCGGCGCCAATCTCTTGTTTAATTACATTAGCACCTTTGCCAAGCAATTTATTTATGCCAAGCAACTCCATTGCTGGAGCGACATTAAGTAGTGCGCCAACTGGATATGTTGATTCAGCAGCTTGCAATACTTGCTGTCTTTTTGGATCGAATACGCTGAACTGGTTTGCAACATCGTATGGGTTTTCTTGTAGCAATCCACTAAATGCGCCATATGTCCTTGGGTCTGGCAAATCCTGCACATTACGCTGTGCAGCTAGTGCTCTGGACTTTGCGCCTTGGCGCTGGATATTGGGATTGATAAAACCTTGAGTTGCCATGATTTATTGTCCTTGCGTTGCGCCAATGGTAGTGCCATATCCGAGTTGCATTGCTTTGTCGCGCAGTGAAGTTGCCAGTGGTTGCACCTTTGTGATGTTTGCTTTTGCCATCATCATGGCGGCCATCTTAGGGTCAAGCATTGCCTGCACCAGCAACTGCTGAATCTGCTCATCAGGCAGCTTGTACAAGAAGTCCAAAGGCCGAGTCATTGTTCGCAGTGTGGTGTTGGTAGCCATGGACTCGCTGAACACTCGTCCGATCAGGTTGCCCATACTCATGTTCTTAAATGTGTCAGAGCCTGGTGGCTTAACGCCTGGCGCTGTTGCCGCCATACCGCGATTGATTTCATCAACAATGTTATCCAAGCGCGTCTGCGCCGGAATAGACAGCTTGAGATCAAGTTCCTCTGCTTTGTTTGCCAGTTGGCGGCGCAGACTACCAGCGGCCAACACTGGCTCACCTGTCATTAGGTTTGGCTGGCCGGTGGTGACACGGCGCTCAATCTCTTGCAACACGCGCATCTGATCAATAGGACCGGACATCTTGGAATATTTTTCCATGTAGTTTTTAAAGCCAGGCGCTGCCGCATCAATCACATCATCAACGGCTGCAATGACTTGCTTGAGTTGACCGCTTGCAAGTCGCAGGCTTGGATTCTCTTGGTTGTACTTGCCTTGCGCGGCAGCCGCCAAGTCCTTGCGGATTTCGTACAACTCCATCGGAGACTTTGCGCGAGCCACTCGATCAGCGGCAAACTTCATGGCGGTTTCAACATCCTGACGCACACCGACAGGACTTCTCATCACATTGTCGATGGCCTGATTCACCACCAGTTTGATGCCGGTCTGGAATGTCACAGGGTCAACCGTCACACCGGCAAAGGCTTGCTCACGCAATGGCTTGGTGACATCAGTGCGCTTGAGTTCAGCCACGGCCACCGAGCCAGGCTTGCCGGAGAGTTTGCGAAAACCCTCAAGCAAAGCCTGCTGATTTGCAGACAAGCGGCTTGGGAATGCGCCAGTTTGATCCAAGGCTCTGATGGCAGTCTCGGCAGCGGCCAAGCCAGGATCAAACGCTGTGGCGGCTGTAGTGGGTTGCACGCCTGGCACAAGTGGCTCGGCTCTGCTTAGATTTTCCCTTGCTCTCTCTGGATTTGTTGAAAGCCGATTAAGCAAATTACCAATAATTGTTTCTCTGCCAGCTTGCGTGAACGGTTGCACCATTGATGCTGTTGGTGTTGCAACAGATCGCTCCAACAAGGCGCGGGTTGTTCCAGAGCCTGGCGCAACCATACCCGCCAGCATCGCGCCAGTTACCTGCATAGATGGTGGCGCACCACCCTCGCGCAGTGAACCGGCTGCTGCTGTCGATGCGGTGGCCGCCGCAGCCTGTGCGCGTGGATTTGTAGCCAGCATCTTCAAGAATTCTTGCGCTGTCTGAGACTGCACCGCAGGCAGTGCGCGTTGAGCCAAATTAGCAACAGCGGGAACGCCATAGCCAGCCGTTGCAATGTCTTGCACAACTCGCTCTTGCGCTGTCTGCGGCTCAGGAAAGCCCATCGCTGAGAGCGTTCTAGGCACTGCCTGAGTCATTGTCGGCAGGTTAGTGCCTGCGGCCAGATTAAAGAAGTTGACGGCAGGATCAACCACCAATGGCAACATACCGCCAGCCGACATCACGGCCTGCGCCATAGGACGTACTGATAGACCTGCTTGGCGGCCAACTTCATCCATTCCGATTGGCTGCGCGGATGGTTGTATTGATGGCAAATCATCAGCAGGAACAAGGTTTGCCGGTAAATCAGAAACAGGTACTTTTGCCATTATTTGTACTCCCAGTTTCCATTTCTGAAAATGATTGGCTTACCGCTTTTTGAAACTGATTCTGCCCCCTCTGTAATGCCGCCAGCCGGTGGAGGCATTGGAGGAAGTGGCTGATACGACTTGCCAGCAGACCTCTTCATGGCCTCAGTCGCAATCTCACGCGCTCTTGCTTTTTGCTGGATGACAATAGCATCATCATTGATTTGCGGAAAGTACGTCTGATACTCCCTTGCCATTTCATCTACGCCAATGGCAGCGCCTGATTCTTTACGCAACTTGGCGCGAATCCATGCCTGTGCCGCTTGTTCATATTGCTGAGTGGCGGCTGGTTGTACAAGTCTTTTTGTCACATCTCCAACAAATGGAACTGATCCTGCAATTCCACTACCAGCGCCTGGTTGCGATCCAACAGGCAACAGCTTGATGATGCCCTCGGCATTCTCCATCTGATTTGCAAAGCCAGCCGCGTTTGATTCACTTTCAGTAGCCTTTGCCGGTGCTTTACCTTTCAGCGGTACGCCACCAGCACCAGCCACAGGTATTGCGGGTAAGCCAGGCACTTTAGGCACATAGAACACGCCATCCTCATTCTCAACTCGCTCATACTGACCACGCTGGAATTCAGCCTCAGAGAGATTTAATCTACGGCGCTCCATTGAAAGGCGCTCGCGCTCGGCTGGCGTGATACCTGTGCCGTATGTTTCACCACCGGCTAACTTTGTCTTATCAATTGCAACAATGCGGCCATCAACATTTTGTAAAACGACATCACGCTTGGGACCAAAGCCTGACATTGTTTTAATTGCGCCGCTTTCAAATTGCTGAACCATTACAGGCTTACCTGTTTCATCAGATACTTCAAATGGATTTCCAGAAACTTTTTCTCGCGGCATTAGCTTCTGCGCCATGTCAAAGAATTTTGAGGCTTGCTCAGGATTTGTGGCAGCATAAAGATCGGCCAACTTCATGTACTGTTGAGACTTGAATTCGTTGGCGCTAACACCCTCTGGTGCTGTTTGCCCTAAAAAGTTCTGCACATTTCCTTGCATATCTTTTTGACGTTTGTACTCATCCAGCTTCTGCTTAGTCAGAATCTGATTGATGGCATTGGTCTGTGCGCCTTGGTAGCCAGCAGTGCCAGCCTCGTATGCGCTGCCAAGTGCCTCGCCAAGTCCAATAGGTGTAGTGCTTGTGCGTCCTGACTTCAGCAACGACATGGCGGCCTGCATCAGAGCCTGACGCTGCATCTGCTTTTGCTGCTCTGCTGTCAGATAGTCGCTTAATCCAGAGTCGCCACCAGCAAACAGCAAACCACCAAGGTTTGATGCAAATGAAGATTGACCGACATTACCTGCCGGTGTCGGCAGACTCGTCTTGAAATATTCTGGTAACGGTTCGTCAATTCCATAATTTGCCATTTTTCACCTCATCCAAGTAAGCCGGTCATACCGTACATCTTCAGCAATTGCTCGTAATTTTGATTTGCACCGCTTGGCAATTGCATCGGTTGCATCTGCGTTGGCATCTTTTCTACTTGCGGCTTGCCCGCATCAAGTAAAGCCATTGCCAGTTTTGCGTTTGACATATCCATGCCACCAGTAGGCATCTGACCGAATGACGATGGCGCTCTCATGCCTGTGCCAGTATCAGGATTGACATAAGGATTTGTAGAACCCATGCCAAGATTCATGCTTGGCGGCTGACCGCCATACAAGTCCATGCCTTGACCAACTGGCGGTCTACGCATACCACCGGCAGCGTTGCCACCGCCAAATAATTGCATGAAGTCCATCATGAGAATGCCCCCAACAAGCCACCGGCAGCCGCACCCCATGGTCCGAACTGTGCGCCAGCCGCAGCACCACCCAATATGTTTGCTCCGACATTGCGTGTAGTCGGCTGAGATGTCATGCCTGTTGTTGTAGTCCCAAGATTAGCAGGCTGCGCTGTCAATGCTGACTGCTGAATAGCCAAACTCTGCAATGGCGCATTACGCTGTGCATCAAGTTGCATCTGTGCGTATTGCTGTCTAGTCAATCCGAGATTCATGGCGTTTTGAAAGCCACGCATATTGATGTCACGCGCTCCCGCTGCCAACTGTGCGGCTTGCCCATAACCGGCAGAGCGCAACTGTCCTGATGTGCGTGCCGCTTCGCGTAGTGCGGCCTCATCGCTCAGTGCGGCCTGTACGCCATAGCGTGATCCACCAAAGGCTTTTGATGCAGTGGCTTGGTTTGCGTCACGCAAAGCCTGCATCTGCCTTTGTCTGTCAATGTCTTGCAAAGATTGCTGAACGACTTGCTCTTCGTATGGATTTTGAAAAGCAGCAATATCCGCAGCGCCAAAGGGCTTCATGCTGGTATCGTACAAGGCCGCTTCACCAGCCTCATAGCGTGGATCAAATCCAGCGAATTGCTGAACACCAAGACCGCCAGCGGTAGTACGCGCTAAATCCAAATTCTGCTGATACGCTTGCATCGCATATGGATTTATCTCAGTAGTTTGATTTTGCGTTGTTGTTTGCGGTTTTCCACCCTTAGACATAAGTCACCTCACAAGTCTTTGCACATTACGAACCACTTTGGCTCGTATCCCCTGTCTCTTAAAAATGATCTCTCCCAACCCTTACGGCCTGCGAGAGACACTCGGCTGCAACCTTCACTCTTCCCCCACGATTCGATGATAGGTTGCATCAATCGGAGTTCATCTAGGTCGCCGCCAGCAAGGAAGAAGTGCAAATCCTTTAACTGCGGGTAGACAATGACCTCTGTCACTATTACTGAATCAAGACCTGGCCAAAACTGAAAATGCCCCTGCCTGATGCCTTCAGCAATATCCTCAACTGCGTGACTGCCTCCAGAGTATTCTAAGGCTGCTGCCACATGATGGCGCAGTCTCTCAAACTCTTCCCAATCAATCAACGCTTACCTGATGCCACCGCATCAACTCTGGTCACTCCAACGCGCCAATCCTCCAGCACAGCGCCTGTGTAGCGAATCTTGACCTGACGGCCAGAGAAACGCACATCTGTCGGCTGCGCCGCTGAATATGGGCCGTGCGTAGTCTCGGTCATCGTTGGATAGTCGCGGGTTTTGAATGACACGACAACCTCGCCAAGCGTTTGCTCGTCCGGTATTACTTTAAGCACAGACATGGTGTTGTCGCCATTGCCAAGCTCATACGGACCAGACTCAGCAAAAACAGAGCCTGAGTCATAGTCATATCCAACCTCATGCTCGTAGATGTAACCGTCAGTAGACACCATCAATGGATTTTTGAATACGCCTTTATCAGTGCCTGCTGTACGCGCCAATAATCCTATATTCCAGTGCTGCTCCCGATAATTGAAAACCACATAACTGTCAATCTCGTTGCTGGCGCTTGATGGGTAGAACCACCAGACTTCACCATACTTGCTATTGTGTACGGCGTATATCTTGGAGGCTTGGTTGTAGTTGATGTTTGTGAACACATAATCGGACACATCGCAAGGCACTGGCTTGACATATCCATCAAATAACCAAAATCCTGATTGACTCATCCACATGGCGGCAGAGTCGATGGCAGCCACAGACTGCGCGGAAATCACGCCACAGCCCGATCCGGCACGCTCAAAGGCATAGACATAGGGTAGACCGACATAAGTCGCGGTGTGGACATCAACATCAGTAAACAGTAGATTGATGCCTCTGACGCGCTTGCCGCACTTTAGTGAACCGCTGGTGTTTAACTCAAAGTCACCCGCCTGATTGGTGGCTGACGCTGTCCAGACAGTGTTGTTCTCTTGATCAGACCACTTCACCAGACGCGGATTGATAGATGCGCCCAAGGCAAACAAGAATCTCTCAGCAGTAGACAGCACAGCCGCACAGCCGGTTGGCGCGTTGGTGATTACAGCCGCCAATGTTGGCGTTGTGAATCCCAACTGCCACTCGTAGAGCTTGCCGTCATAGTTTGAGCAACCTACTAAATATTCACCCCATGTATCCAGACTCCAAGTAGTCGCAGGTGAAAGTGAGTCAGACGCTGGACGCTGAATACCATACGCAAATGTTCCATAGGTGTTATAGCCATAACCAGTAATACTGGTTGAATCAGCAATGCCAACTGAAAATCCAGTTGGCGTGATCTCTTTTAAAACAAAGGTCGATCCGTTCATTGCATACAGCTTTGAGTTTGTACCAAAAGCAGCCCAAGTAGTTCCGCTATTGTCTCGCCATGACAATAGGCCACGGCATGATCCACTCATCTGAGTTTCTGTTTTCTTACGCCAGCCGCCAATCGGTCTGAGCGTATTCTCAAACCATCTGACAAGGTTTGCGTCAAACCAGCGTCCGGCAGACTGATACTCAGTGCCGTTACGGTAAACGCCTGGTGGGATTTTGAGTGGAATGAGTGCCATGGCTTAATTATGCGGTTTCTACTGACAGATTGGACACGAATGTGAGAGTGGCAATGACTGATGGCACTACAGGTCTGGTCGGCGAGCTGCTGGCCGCGTAGTGCTCAATCTGCACGCCAACATCTGTTGGCCGCCACATGATCTCCACATAGTCATTGGCCGCCAGACTTACAAAGAAGTTCAGTGTGGCAACAATGTGGAATGGGTCGCCAACACCTTTCCTTGGCGCAAAGCCAAATCTGCTGTTTGACTTGTCAATGTTTGTACCGTTCTTACGAAACCACACATCCGCATCTTGAGATGCGTTGGTGGTATTCGTAAACTGAATACTGAATTGCAAATTGTAAATTCCAGCCTGCGCCACATTCAGCCTTGACGAATTCGACAAGGTAATGCCATTACTGAAGTCGGTAGTGTCAAAGGTGACGGCATAGGCCGTAGTGGTGTTGGCCGCAGTCTGGTCTGTGGAGTCCTGAAACGCGCCATATGGACTGTTGATCCACTTTCCACCGCGCCTGCCGAACAACGCTGAGAACAGTGCTGTGAGCCTAGAGAAATAGACATTCAGGCCGCCAAAGGATTGCGTGAAGAAACCCTGATCGTAGGCAGTATTGGCCGCGCCAAGGTTTGGTGGCGTTGGTGGCGTTATCTGCTGATCAAGGTTTAGTGCCATGGTTTATGCCACCAAGCCAGGCAAATAGGTAGTCTTACCCGCAACCTTAGTGGCGGTCAATTCTTGCTTTTTCAGATTATTTGGGTCATATGAAATATGACACCAGCCGGAATCAGGAATGCCAGGTGTGTAGAACTCAAGGATGAGCTGTGTATATTCAAGGTTATCCATGATCCACTGTGCAAGGTCAGCATTAGCCACGCCAGGTATCTCAATATCTGCCGCCATACCTTTGCAATGGTCAGAAGTTTTAGAGCCTCCAACCGCAGCATTTGACTCTGGTGAACGGTAGGCAGAGTTCACCTTCACGCCTTTGCCGTAATGGTCACGCACCGGCTGCAACACCTTTTCGCAAAGCAGTCGCAGATTCTCTGTCGCCTCATCATCTGGCGTATTGTCAAAGCCCATGCGTAAGGCTGTCTCTGACTTGCACATCTCATGCAGGCTGAAATTGGCTGATAGATTCATTTCATAGTCCTCATTTGTTCATAGGTTTGGATGCAGGTGTTGAGCTTTCGGATGGCGGTGTCTCCTTCGGCTGTGATGGCGATAAGAGCTTCAGCAGTCGATCTGTCAAGTTCGGCTGATGCTGTTCCGCTGTCACCTCCAGCGGCAGCGGTGGCATCACCGGAGGCTGGTACGGCGCACTGGGTTTTGACAGGAATCCGCAGGCTGAGAGTGCCACTGGCAATATCAGCACGCAACTTGTCTTCTTTAGCTTTTGCAGCATTGTTTGCCCTTCGTAATGTCTGTCCATAAGTCTGAGCCACTTGCGCCATCGCCTGCTCGGTTTCCCTTGCCTTGACGTTTAGCGCAGCAATCTCAATCTGCTGTCGCGTGTGCTCGTCATGCTTACCCTTGAAGTATCCACCACCAAAGGCTGACATCACCGACATGATGATGCCAAGCAGTACCCAAGGATTAAACAGGCTCATGGTGCTGGCGGTTCGTCATTGTCAATGACCTCTGCCTTGGCGCTGGCATTAGCTACTGCTTTGACAGCAGACCGGCCTGCGACACCACCCAACACGCCAGTGATGAAAACCATTATGGTGTTGATCTGTTGCGTGTATATCTTGTCTATGGCGGCCATGCCTGACATGGGTTGCGTCACGAATGAAACTGAGTAAAGAAACATGGCAACCGATCCAAGAAGAATTAATGTCAAAGCAAATATCACGATAGCCCAAATACGGACTTCGATCTCTTCGGCAGTCATGCGGTTGTTTGGTTTATATCCGATGGTAGGCATTACTTCTTCTCCGGTTCGGGTTTCACAAGCATCTCAGGACAAGTCGCTGTAGCTGTACAGATTGGCGGCTTGCACTCTGCATTATTCCAGTTTGTTGGGTCTTGGCATGGGTAGCGAAATCTGTCTTCGCAGCCGGTCAAACACAGGATTGTGATTAATAGAATCAGGCTCTTTGTCACGGGTTTTCCTTTCTATTCGTCTCTCTATTCTCTCAATCTTTTCTAGCATTTTCTTGGTTTCATTTTTAGTCTCCAAGATGTCAAGATAAAGAAATGCGCCCAAGGGCAAAAAGAACGCCACAAGAATTACGGCAAATAACCATCCCATCGCCCCCATCATGTGATCCTCTGTTTCGTCACGAAAAACAGTAGCAGCCACAGGTATAGGATAAGAATAAGGGTCAGGACGCTTAGCCCCACCTTTAACCGCTGGCTGGCCTCTCTTTGTTGACGTTGCCATCTTGCCCTCTTTGCTTTAGCCTCCTGCGCCAGCCTAGCTGCCTCCTGCTCTACGCCAACAATCTCATGCATATCCATGACCTTAGAGTACAGAGCACCTAGTTCCGGCGGTGCGTTCCATGTCATCGCCATCCGAATCTCTTCCACCAATTTTTGCATCTGATCCTGCGCCCTCACACGCTTGATGGCGGCCTCAAAGTGATTCTGGGTAGGGTCATAGACAGTTCTAGATTTCTCCTCCTCAGATCGGATGTGGTCTGCGAGCTGCTGCTGGATATGGAAAAACTGAATTAGCTGATCTACAACGTCATTCAGTATTGCTTCCTCGTCTACCTCAACAAACTTCTCTTTCTTCTTTGCTGCTGGCTTTGCTTGCTGTTGTTGCTTTTGTTTTGGCTTGCCTGCAAAGAATTGCAGTAACTGTCTCCAGAACCCCTGCAACTCTTTACCAACTTCAACAACCTGATCCGCTGTCTTCTTTATTTCAACAAACTGCGTTTTGCATTCACGGTACAGCTCACAGCCAGCCGTTATCTGCTTGCAGATGCCCGCGGCCATAAGGCACAGCGTGATCGGATCAATTTCATGCCCCTATCAATTTGTTGACGATCACGCCAACAAAGCCTGGTCCTAACAGCACCGAACCGATCACCACATAGAGCAAATACTCTATGCGCGTCATGCGCCTGTCGCCTTCGGTAAAGGCTTTCTCAATGGCGGCGTATCGTTCACTGCATACCGCAACATGAACGGCGTGATCTTTTTCAACATCGCTCATACTGTGCGCTTCCAAATTGCCACGGTGATATATGGCTGATAGTTTGCGTTTGTTGCAGTTACACCCTCTGTACTATTTGATGTTGCCACTGTGATGCCTGTGGTTTTTGATCCTGTATTACCAGAAACAGCGCCAGCACCTGTTCCATTAATATTAGCAACCAATGATCCGGGTGATGGTTGTGTATATGAATGGAAGTGTCCAGGATCAGTAACTGTTGAAGTAGCTGTGTGAGTATGGCTTGGAAGAGCAGCGTCTGCACTACCGCCAGTTTCTTCAAGCGCGTCAAACAGCGCGTTGCTTGCGTTATATCCAACTGGTACGCGTCCGGCGCCAAATGCAGTCCATGTACCAAATCCAAGTAATGTTGCAGGGTTTGTGGTCACAGATGAGTTGAAGTACAGCGAGCCAACTGGATAGTTCAACTTGCCGATTTCAATCGCAAGATTGGCCATTGTGCCAACGCCTGTGCCACCTTTGGCAACCTTTAGATATGCGCCAGTATCAAACAACGCATCGATAGTGTCCATGTCAGTATTGAGTTTTGTCCCCCATGAATCTGAAGAAGCTCCTACCTCTGGCTTGACAAGCCCTAGATTTGTTGTTGTGGTATCAGCCATATTTCACCTCAATGTAAAGTTTGCGTCCAAGTTTCAGTTGTATCAGCCACCACCGTCCAGATCTCTGATGTGTCATCTTCATCTGCCCAAGTCTTGTCAGTGTCTGCAACCTGAGTCCATGTCTCAGCAGTGTCATCCTGACTTGTCCATACCTCTGCTGTATCAGCCTCATTATTCCACTTATAGACCGCATTGGCGCTCAGTTCTGAATTTGCAGTTATGGTGAAAGATGTAATGGCATAACGTACCGCATTGGCAGTTAAGTCTGAAACGCCATCAATGTTTGATGCTGCATAGTAAACCTTGTTGGAGGATGCAGTTATTGCTGATACAGCATTGATCTGTGCAGCGCCAAATGCATATCTGACTCCATTTGCAGATACCGTACTCACCCCAACAATAGTAGCTCCACCAAAGGCATATCTGATGGCATAGCAAGATGCCGCGCTGGTGGATGCAATGGTGGACGCAGCATCATATACAACACCTCCAGACAAGCCAGATATAGGTGCTGCTGAGAATGCTGAGATACCAAACACTGTTTATCCTTATGGTTTTGCTTCTAGTGCTGTCATTCGTGCTGTCAGGGATGTGATGAGAGCTTGCTGTTCTTGGACAGTCTTAACCAATAACCAAGTAATTTCTGTGGCATCAAATTTCTTAATTGCTGTGGTTTCTTTATCATCAGCATTAAATTTAGCATCATAGTTTTCAACCGTGTCAGGTAACACCGTCATCACTTCATCCGCAATAACTCCAAGACCTTTCATGCCTTCAGTTGTGCCACCTTTGCCGTTGTATTCCCATTCACGCACACGCACTTGCATTAACTCTGTTGTGCCTTTAATGTAATCACGAATGTTGTCTTTAAGACGCTGGTCAGATGGGTTAGACCAAGTTGTACCTGTTGCTTTTTGTGCGGTAGACCCCGCAAGAATTAACCCACCGCTGCCGTCAAGACGCATACGTTCTGTGCTGGCGGTAGTACCATTTCTAAAGTAAAAAGCACCTGTGTTACTTGTACCTCTATGGTCAAAAAACATATTAGGCGTACCAGTGCCTGTTGTACTGATTGCATAAGAAGCTGCTGCGGTAGCGTCACCTAAAATAATTTCATTTGTGTATCCAGTTTGTGATCCAGTTACTTTAATTCCACCTGTTGTAATATTTGTATATCCAGCCACTTCAAGTTTTGAAGCTGGCGAACTAGTACCTACACCCACATTCTGACTTGCATCAACAGTTACTGCTGTTGTTCCATTTGTCTGAAGTGCAAGGATGCCTGTTCCATCAGAAGAACTTTTAAGTCCTGCTGTTCCACTCACTACACCATTGTCACCATTGATGATATTAGCCATTTGTTACCTCATCTGGTGGAGTCGGTTCGTTGCCCTCTGCAAGCCAAGCAAGGTAGGTTTGGTAGTCTGTGTTGGCTACATCTACTGGTATGTTTGCATTATCAGATAAGCGAAAAATAACAGTAACTTCTTCTGTGATGGGGTGTTTAATTAGCTTATACATTTATAACTCCGCTGTTGCAGACCATTGACCGTGATACATAGCGCCAGAAGACAATGCCGTACTGCTATCAATTCTTCCTACGCCAGTAGAACCCATCCCCCAAGGGGTAGTTATTGTTCCTGTGTTTGAATTGTCTGAATTTTTTGCCCATACACCAGAGGTTGTATCGTATTTGAAAAAATTCATAGTTGGATTTGTTCTTTTTTCTACTCTAAATTTAATATTTGCGGCAATAGCAGTCAGACTATTGGTATCTACAATTCCAACATGATTGCCTAGAGTGGTGTTTGTGGGTACCGGGGAAAAAGTGTCGTAGCTTTTTTCAAAATATCTTTGGCAAAGCAACAACTCAGTCCCAAAAGGTCTGTAATCAAAGCTAGTTGCTGTTGAGCCTTTTTCTAGCTGTACGCCTGTGATGTAGAAAGTTGCGCCACTGGTAGAAATCCATTGTGTAGTTCCTGTTGCACCCACAACATTTCCTGTTCCCCATGAATTAGCAGATTGAAGAAATGAAGAACCAGCACCTAAAGCAAATCTAAGGACTATTCCAATACCATTGGTTGTCAACCATGTGCCGCTGGTATCACCAGCGATAGTTACAGATTTTTGTTCCCATGTGTAGCAGAATTGATTGTGTATGTAAAAGCATAACTTCTATTAGCCGCACTATTTAAAAGTGCGCCACTAAAAGTTCCTGTTAAAGAACTACGAACCCAAAACGATAATGTTACTGTTGCGGCTGATGCTGTACCCCAAGCTAAATCATAAACATTGAGTCCTTCAATTTTTTGTCCAAAATAATAATAATCTGAAGCACTTGGAGTTGTTGCGGCAGAAGAAGTCAATAAAAATGAATTATTAAAACCAGTTGTAGTCGTTGAACTTTGTTGAGCAGTAAATTTACTTGTTATTGAACCTTGCACAAAAAATCTATCTACAACAGTATCAGTCGCAGTTGTTTGCGTAAAACTTGCACCTGCATATCTTTGATCAATCACCATTGCACCATTGATGATGCGGTTCTTGAAGCCTGTAACAGATGTAACAAACTCTCCAGTTGAGCTAGTGGTAGGAGTTGTAATTCCTGTTGTGCCGTTTAGGACAATTGTCATGCTGTCACCTGTGCTGCCATTTGAGCTTGATAAGCTGCAATTACTTCAGCAGTCCATGCCACATTGCAGATTGCCACTACGTTAGCAGGGATGCCTGTGAGGTCTTGCCCGGGAACCAAACTATTGCGGTGAAAGGTCTTGCTCAGTTCGTTGCCGTCTTCCATGATGCGTGTTGCTTCACGATAAAGAACAACACCGTTTTCAATCACGGTAATTTGATCTATGTTGGTTATTTTAGTAAGTGACATGGTTTATCCTTTAAGTTGAAGTTTTGTAAACGACCGTTCCAAGAATCCTTGTGCCGTTTTTAAAAATAGCCATTGTGTTACTGATAGTTGCAGACACAGCCGTTGTTCCGGGAAAGGAACAAGTTACACCTGACATTTGCGCTTGTATAAAATAGACGTTTACATTTAAAGTAGAAAAATAAGAAATAGCGCCAGCATCATTATAGATACAGTTAAAAGGAATTCCACTCATCGTAGTAGTAGACCCAGTTCCAATTACTGAAATAGCAATATCAAAATACAGTCTTACTGTATCCCCAATTTTTGTGTATGTCGCAATTACAGTTCCGTATGTGGCAGTTCCGCCAATATTAGGTGTCCAAGTACCTTCTTCATAGTCATCCAGCGTGTTTACGTCAGTTGATGCTGATTGAGTTGCGGGAAAAGTAATGCCAGAACCACTTGTTGATGGTGTTGCATTACCAACTGAAATAGTTGTTGGATTTGTTGTTCTTCCTACTAATGTCACACTTTGATCTGTACCAATAGTCATTGCAGTAGTAGGTGTAGCACCTGTCTGAAGAACAAGTGCGCCTGTTGTATCCGCAGTAACTTTATATGCGGTAGTGCTTGTGGTTGATGCGCTGATCGTACTCATATAACAACGTGCCTTTGTCCAGATGCCACAGTTAAAACAACGCCGCTGTTGATGGTAAGTGGACCAACAGAAAAGCCATTCTGGCCTGTATCAATCGTCACATTAGATGAAACAGTAGAGCTATTGGTCAATACGCCATTGCTGCCAGCAATTGATTTATCCGCAGGGAGTGTGACAAACACATCTTTTGTTCCCGCAGAGAAATTGACAGCAGAGCCAGAATTGCTCGATGCCAGGATGGTTGTTCTAGCAAGCGTTGTTCCTGACAATGTGTATGTGCCAATCCCAACCTCCCACTCAGAGCCGCCTTGCAAGGCAATTGCATAGTAGGTTGTATTGCTGTTTCCAATAGATGAAAACGATTGGAAACCAGTAGATGCACCCAACAGGGTGAACGTACCTGTACCTGTTGTTGTGGAGGTTTCTTTGACCCTATCTTTAAGCACCAAGGCCATAATAAAACCTTTAAGTCAATGTGATATCTAAATCGCCAGCAGGAATACGCAAGATGTCGCCATCATTAATGACTCGGCTGGTGGTCAATGCAGCCCACCCAAGCATTGTTCCTGATGTGATGGCCGTCATAATGGCAATATGTGTGATCGTTCCCCAATTGCCGCCAGAGGCCGCTGCAAACTCAATGGCCGCGTCATTGGTGCAGTTTGTTGGTGAAGTACCAGAGACAGACAGCGTGCCTGTCACAACACGCGCATAGCCATTGCCGGTCACCTCAGTGCCACCACCAGCGTCAGACGGCGCGGCAGTGAACAATCCAATATACCAAGCTGTTGGGCGTGTTACAGCGTTGGCGGTGAACACATAATTCAGCACCAAATTCTCTGTGTAGTCGGTAAATGATGACATCTCTTTCCCTTATCCAAAAGATCTGGCACGCGCCATCAAAGCACCGCCAGAAGTCGAACCTCGATCATCAGCAATCTGTAGCTGTTCAAGTCCAGCTTGATACAAGCTAGACCACACTGAGATTCTCGCATCGTCTTGTAGGTATGGTGCAGCCTGCAATAATGCGCCATACAAATACACATCAGGCGCTTGAGTCAGCAGCCAGTTGGTGGTATTGGTAGATGACAACTTTGTCAACTTAGCGTAGTAGACCAACTCTGCGGTATATGAACCATCAGGTATAGGCAGCACCCTGATCTGTCCTCCGACAATGGTGAAGTACAAGGGCTTACCAGATGAAAGATAGGTTGTATTAGATAACGAATCTAATGAATCTATTGTCTCAAACTGCAATGATGTAACTGGATTTGTGTTGAGCTTTAGAGATTTGGTTTCTAAGAAGTCACCAGGCACAGCACCATACTCAGTGTCAATGGTGGCTGTAGCTCGCACAATCATCTGTCGCGTGCGGAGCTGGCGCTCAACTTGTGACTCAGCCAGACTGATGAAGTCAGGAATAACTGAAGTCAGATCAGACCGATTAAGCCAATCGGCCAGCGATGTCTTCAGTTCGGTGTAGGTGGTCAATGCCATTTAGACTGCCTCTTTTTCAAGCTGTTCCTTCATGACCCATGTGTGCTCATGCCGGAATTCAAACGTGCCAATGTGTCCGATTTCTTTCGAGACATCATGGTCAATATACACCTTGAAACCAAGTTCCTGCGCCTTCTTGCAGAAGAACACATCCTCTCCCATGTAGCCGCGAGTGCCGGTCTGCCACGGCATATCAAACCACGGCTCAGTCATGTTCTCAAACACTTCGCGCTTGATTAGCATCACGCCAGTGCCAACAGAGCCAACCTCCTCTAAGCCGGTGGACTCAGGCATGGTGTAAACCTGTTGGCGCTTACCATTCTCGTCATAGTTCTGCGCGGTTGGTCCTGTTGGCATCCTGCGTCTGGCGCAGTTGGTAGCCACTATGTCCACATCATGCGCCATCAACCGCTGGATCATGTCCTGCGGGAATGTCATGTCGGAGTCGATAAACAGTATGTGGCTGCAACCCTCACGCATTGCATCCAGACACAAGTCAGCACGCTGATTTTGAATTAGTGTGCCTTGCAGTATCTTGAGGCTGACAGCGTCAGTGGTGTTGAGCGTGTGGTGCGCCACCATGTTGACTAAGCAATATGTGTATTGCGTATGAACCATGTCACGCGCTGGCGTGCAGACTGCGATGTATTTCATACCTGACCTGGCCTCACTCTAAAGAACCTGTTATCAAAATCGTTTAACCATTTCTTCATGTAAACCGGATCATCAATCTTGCCCTCGGCCTTCAACTGAAAGTAAATTGATTCAGGAATGCTGGCAACATGATGCCATTCACCTTTCCAATTTGCTTTGTTGTCGATGGCAGCAAAGTCGCGCTTGTTGGCCTCAATGACAGCAGTCAAATCCTGAGTTGTCTGAATCGTTGCCTCATCAGTGTCCTCGTTGTAGTGCCAAGTGCGTGTGATCCCCTTCTCAGGGCTTGCATCAAAAAATCGTTTTTCCATATAAGTAAGGGGAGGATTTCTCCTCCCCTCATTCCTCTCAGTTGATTAAGAAGTTGACAAGTCAGCGCACAGGCCGTGAGCATTTTCAGCCAAGACCTTATGTCCAAATTCAATCAACAACATACGCTTCTCAGCGTCACCAGTTTTCGCCAACTCTAATTGCTGGTAAGGACGCAGCACAGTCATCTTTGCGTACTCAGGATCGATGATCCAACCATCACGCTCGCGCTGGAAGCGGTTTGCGATAACGGCCACGTTGCCAAAGTCGCTGAAGTAGATGTCAACTGCACC